GCCCAGTCGGCATGGACCCGATGGGACTTCAACTGCACCTCGATAAAAGGCATGGGGGTGATCGAGGGCCACCTCTATTTGGTCGCGGATCGCAACGGGACCTTCGTTCTGGAGAGGGTCCCGCTCATGCCCGAGGCCCCTAATGCCACTCTAGGCCACGCTGTGATGCTCGATGCACGGACGAATGTCACAGGAAGCTACTCAGCAGGCACGAATTTAACAACGTGGACGCTTCCTTACCCACACCGCTCGATTGCTGAAGGCATCGTCTCCAGCGGGACGGACGCTGGAAAGAAGATAGCTCTGACCTACACAGGGTCGGGAGCCACCGCTGCCACCATGACAGCTGTCGGAGATTTCTCAGGCAGTGCTGTGATCTTCGGTCTGCCGTACACGATGCTCGTCGAGTTCTCGAAGCAATATGTGCGCGAGAGAGACAATAGCTCGATCATCCGTGGGCGGTTCCAAATGCGAGCTATGCGAGTCTACTTTACAGACACGGGGTTCTTTGAGGCGACGGTCACTCCTGTCTCCAGAGACGCAAAGACATTCACGATGTCTGGCCGAATCCTTGGAACCAGCACGAACCTCGTGGGAAAACCGGCGTTGCTCACTGACACCTTCCAGTTCCCCGTTAAGAGCCGGGGCGATCAAGTGAAGATCGAAATCAAGAACGACAGTCACCTCCCGTCGATAATAAACGCCGCTGTGTCAGTCGGCTTCTTCAACGAAATCACGAGGGCCGAATAATGAGTATGACCGCCCTTATGGTCGCTGGATTTGCACTCCAGACGGTCGGAGCGATCTCCCAGCGGAATTACGCAAAAGCCGCCGCTGACCAACAGCAACGCCAAGCACGTCTTGAGAGAGACGCAGCTATGGAATCCGCAAGAAAAACCCGAGAGAGCGCCGAAGCATCAATAGGCAAGCTCCAAGATGACGTGATCCAAGCAGGAGAAACCCAGAAGTCGGACCTTGAACGCCGTGCTGACAAGGAACGCTCAGAGCTTCTCGCGGTTGCTGGAGATCGAGGTCAGATGTCTTCGTCTTCGTTCTGGAGACAAATGACTGATCTTCAGTTCGTCACTGAAATCGATAAGAGCAGGGTCAATCAGGGGGTGAATGATCGAGTGGACTCGCTCCAGGCTGACAAGCTCCAGATCGTCCAAGATCAAGCGGATGTAAACAGCCAGGCCGGATTGAACTACTACCAAGCCGCCAGTGACGCAAAGCTACAGAGGAGCTTTGCAGATGCTAGGGCGTTTATGCAGATCGCCCAGGCTGGGATCAGCGGCGGTCAGCGATACCGACAGGGGCAAATGTTGCAGGAAATAGCGAGCAATAAAGAGTAATGGCTGAAAAAAGAGCTACTTCGATTCGCCGGGGTTCTGCTGGTGGCGGCACCGGGCCGATGTACCAAGGCCGTCAACCTGCTGTTCAGTCGGCGGTCATACAGAAGAAAGGCATCAGCTACGCCAATCCGTTGAGGGGACTGACGCAGATCGGAGCTAACCAAGCAGCGCGGCTCAACCAGATGGGCGGCGAGGTAAATCAGTTCTTTGGCGGTCTTGCAGGGACCGCGATGAAGGCGGCTGACGTTCAACATAAAGTTGATCTAGCTGAGATTCGCCGTCAGAACATCGAAGAGCAGAGGCTCGCGCTTTCAGATGAACTGCAAGGAAAGCCAGACGACTTTCGACCTGAGCTAAAGACCGACCGGGACTATTTTGAAACTCGACTTCAGATCAGAGCGGGGATTGCCGCTTCTGAGGAAGTAACAAACTACGTCACCAACGTGCTTCCGAATCAGGGAGTAGGCACTGATCCCTCTCAAGGATGGACGGACCACCTCAACACAGTGGTCGGGAACATGCCTGATGATGACTACAAATCATTCTACATTTCAGCGGCAACCAAAGCCGCAATGCCTGCGATAGAGCAGCACTACGCAAAACTCTTCCAAGCAGAGCAGGCGAAGGCTCAAAACGAGCTTAGTGTCAAAATCCAAGATTCCTTCAATTCACAACAAGGGTCGCAAAGATTTTCTAATGAGGTCCTTTCTGGATTGATCGCAGATGCTCAAGCCGTTCTCCCGGCGCACATGCAAGTCACTCCGGGGGCTGTCAGGGCTTGGGTATACGGCCAAGCAATGCGGACGTTCCAGAGCAACACCGATCCGCACGGGCTAACACACTTTTTGACGCAGCTGAGTACGGACAAAAGTTTGGGCGACGGCGAGAAGACTTTCTCGCAGCTGTTCCCCAACCAGTATCAGTCTCTAGTTTCTCTTGCGCCGAAGCTCATCAATAAGCAGATGGAAAGCCAAGCGAAGGTTGCGGCTTTGGAAATCAGCGAACTCACGACCGCTGTTCTCGATATCACTGCGACTGCCGAAGATCGCAATGCGGCGGCTACGGCGCTTCACACGATGCTCTCAAATCCCCATTTGGACGACTACAAAAGCTACTCCTCTGTTAATCAGGCAAGGCGCAGCGCGTTCACGGCACTCAACGATTTTAACAAGAACGCTGCCGCAATGGTCGCGGTTGGAAACTATTACGCAGGTGGCCTTCCTCCGTCACAAAAAGCCGTTACCGAGACGGTCGAAAGTAATCCTGCCGCGTTCGTTGCTAACAATCCTGAAATAGCTTCGTTTTTGATTGGTAAGGGTGATTACGACACACCCGGATTCGACAGACTGATGAAAGACAGTCTGATGAATCCAAATGTCCTTAGCACCAATGATGCTGTCTCTGGACCAGCAGTGCTTCGAGCGAGCGCCGCGTATTTCATTCTCAATACCGCTGCCACCCAATACGGAATGACGCGATCTCAGATTCGTAAGAAATTTGGTGCCGCAGCCGTTGATGTTTGGGATTCGGTCCACGATGACATCACCGCTGGCATGGCAGTCGGGGATGCTCTTTACGCAGCCATCGAACGGACTGAATCGGGAGACTATTCCAAAAATCTAGAAGCCCTTCCGACGAACATGGAACCGCTAGCAAGGCTAGCCTTTGGCGTGGAGGAGGGCGATCCGTGGTTTGAAGGAATACGCGATGAACTCGGTGATGCCTTCGGCATTGATGGGGACGACATCAACGTTCAGGGAGGGTTCTTTAACGACCTGATGCTTGACGTGCGCCGTGACCTCGCAAGCTCCGGTAAGACCCTAACTCCAGAGAACATTAAAGACGCTTTTAAGCGGTCGATTTCATCGATGAACCTTCTGTATTCGCCTGTTCCTGATGGCGACGAGGTTTACCTCATCCATCGTTCTCAGTTTTCCAAGGCACAAGCGCGGATGTTTGATCGCGTCCCAGTGGGCGACGGGTTCCGCACAGGGATCGAGGAAGGCCCCAAAGCTCTGGGGGCGGTCATCGGAAAGCTCACATTTGGTGGGGATTTTAGCGGCCAACCCCTCGCTCCTTTTCTTGCAACATTGACCGGTGGTGAGTTTGCCATTGGGGGCATCACCAACCCGCAATCTCGAACAGACGGAACGGTCCCACTCAAAGGGCAAGACGGTCAGCTGATTGTACTCGGTCTCGATCCAACCACGAACACACGGGTTATCGAGTTTGAAGGTGTACCTAGGGCGATCTGGCAAGCCTTAGGGATTCACATTGGCCTCGCGGGTGATTTGGCACGAGAAAATGCTCAGATCACTCTCGTTCCTGACGCCAACGCTCCAACTCTGACGGACGAAGAAGCTCTTCGTTTGATTCAAACTGGAGGAGCCAAATACGAGCCAGGACAATTCGATCATCAGGCGGGAACTTTGTCTGGATCAGAAATTGGCATGAGCCAGTTTCAGAGAGTGTTCAATTCGGTCTTCGAGCCACTCTATGGCTTTCAGTTCGTCTCACGAAACTACCTTGGCCAGACGGCGCTGACGCTGGAATACAGCGGCACGGTCCCAACCGAGGCAGAACTAGACGCCATTCGGAAAGACCGCGAAGCAAACTACCAAGTCCCTCTTTCGTTTAGCGAAAAGGTATCGGCCTCACAACGGTCGATTCCCCTCAGCGGGCGACCCGACACCGTGCGTGCAACCTTAGATCAAGCTCGCGCCGCTGATGTAGTCCAACGCGAGGAGATAAGACAACAGTGGAGGGACGTAGGCCGGTCTATTGCTGGAACAGCAGAGAGCCTCTCTAGTTGGGTGCGAGACGGCTGGGGGATTGTCGGAAGATCAGTTCTGAGGAGGACTGAGGCCAAAGCTGTTGAAGCTGAAGCTCAGACCCAAAGCGATCTCAACGTCGCAACTGTCACCGATCTCGTAGAAGACGGAATCGCACAAGGACAAGTGCGCTCCAGCGTGGGCGTGACAGTTTTAGATTTGATTCCCGAGAGAATTAACAGCGCGGAAGAGGCGAATGAAGTCTACGTGAATATCTTGCGCTCAGAAGCAGAAAGGAAGGGCGGCATCCCAAACGAAAGAGAAGACACCCCACTCGATGAAACCTACGCCAAGCTAAGAAACGATCTCATATTCGCAGGTGAGGGTCGGGAAAAGTTTGCGTACTCCGACACCTCAGGCATTCCCTCCGTGGGCATCGGATTCAATCTCATGGATGGCGATGTAGCGAAAACGGTCGTGGATGTCGTAGGCCAAGACAAGTTCGACCAAATGCTAGTCGATGCAAATCAACGAACGGACAGCGACAAAAAAGCAGCCCTCACCGATGAGCAAATGAATCGGATTTTTGAAACCGTCATTCTGGAGAAAGAACGAGTAGTCAGCCGTTGGTACAAAGGAGTGCCCCTCACTCCAGTTCAACGAGCGGTTATCGTTGATCTTGCGTATCAGGGCGGCTCTCGGTTCGTAGGCCCCAACACGAATTTCTACAGATCGATCAAGCGGGGCGATTGGGATACTGCGATCAACGAAGTTGCGAATCGCTCGAATCGAAACAAAGTAGATGGCATCCAAGTCCGCATGGACAACCGAGCCCAACTGCTTGCGAACAGCACAGGGATAACGCTTGAAGACCTACGACTAGCTGGAATTGGCAAGGCTGCGACTACTGCTGTTGAGGTCGCTGGAAACATCTTCTCCTCGATCATCAATGAGGTGGCAATCCCAACAGCTAGAGCAGGCGAAGCTATGGCTGGAGAGGCACTCGCCAGAGTGATGCCTGACAGCGAAATGCCAAAGACGACCCGACAATTCTCCGAAACCACAGAGTGGATCGATAATGTTTGGAAAAAGGCGGCTGAGAGCAAAGAGCTACTAGTCCAAGCAGCTATCGATCTTGGAGCAGATGCAGCCGCTATCACTGCCATGTCTCTTACGCCCACGGACTCCAGTGGTCTATTGTTCAGTGATTGGATTCTAAAAAATAGGTTTGGGATACCTGTAGATCGTCGCACCTTCACTGAAGGCGATCTCAAGCCTGTCAATATGGCGGTTCTTAGAGACTTAGCGCAAATAGCTCTCTCCAAAGGACGCAACAACATTACATGGGAAGATTACGGGACGACCATCGTGGGCGGGGTGCCGATCTCTGGGATTATCGGAGGTAAGCAGCACCACCAAGAGGCTGACAAAATCTTTCCTAAGAACCCTTGGGGCTATGCTTTGCTGGGGCTAACCACAATGGTCGATCCAAAGGTGGATGTAGCTCTTACCATTGGCCAAGCGTCTCTCTCTCGTGATCGAGAAGGGAACCTTATTCTAACTGACACATACGATGCCCAACGGTTCTTGCACGGGTCTCGCTCTGATGGTGCCTATGGAGCGATGCGAGACTTTGTAGAAGGGAGAATTACATCCGAAGCAGACGACACTGAAGTTGCAAGACCGATTCAATTTAGGGTCAATCTAGGAAAACTTGGTGGTTGATACGCTACCGACAATAGAGAGCAAAGCTACACCAGGGACCTACCAATACGACGCAGAACAAGCCTCTAATGAGGAATTGGCGAGACTGGCATCGCGCCCGTATGTCACGCCATTTAGCTCGTTCACCTTAGACCCTACTACCGGAGATGTAGTAAAGGCTTGGTACAGGCAAGAGAGCCTTGTCGGAGATGCAATTAGTTTCTTCGAGGAACGTTCGGCTTACTACGGTGAAGTAGCTGATCCCGACTTCAATCCCTTTGCCTACTACCACCAGAACCAGCGCGACTACGGAGACATCGTTCCGTACCTCGATTCAGGGCACTTCAACCACGTTCGAGGACCCAAGCAGTTTGACGCAGTAGCCGACAGTATCCGAGGAGAGCTAGAGCGGCGTGCGCTGATGGAGCAGGGCGGCGGCCTGGCTACCATCTTAGGAATCGGCACCACGCTTCTTAGCCCTGAAGTTCTGATCCCCGTTTACGGGTGGGCATCCAAAGCCAATGTCGCCCGAAAGGCCATTACGATGGGTGCCTTCGGGGGGGCTACCGTAGCTGGCGAGGAAATCCTCCATCACCAGCAGCAGAGAGCTAGGACGTTTGCTGAGAGTTTAAACGGTGTGCTTCTCACGACCGCCTTGCTAGGGGGGTTAGGCGGAGTAGGGGCCTGGATGACAAGGAGGGGAAAGCCACTCGATCCTGAATCCCCGAACCACCCGCTTAGAGAAGAAAACCTTGGTCCAGACGAAGCTGGATCGGAGTGGGACCCTAATTCTGGAATGTCTGTCTCAGAGACCATGGCTGAGAACGGCACTGGGAAGATGACCTACGACGAACAGCACGGAGTTCAGTTGGAGTTGTTCCCTGACGAGGCTGACGAGGCTGCTGATGTTCTAACGCCGCGCTTTGATCCAACAGCGACCGAGACGATTCAAAGAGGTCCCTTTGTAAGAGCATTGGATTGGACCCAAGGTAAGTTGGGGTTCACCCGAAGCTCCACCACCGTCGCCGCGCTCACAGCGTCTCCCAAAGCTAGAGCCCTCCTAACTCAGCTGGCGGAAATGGGCCACCACACCCGCGAATTAACCGCTGGTGGTACTCGGAGGATCACAGCCGAACTCCTTAAAGAGACTAGCGTTATGCTTGGCTACAACGTCGCACAAGAGACGTTGACGAGAGCCTACCAAGACATGATGAAGGTGCTGAGGCCGGTCATAGGAAGCAATGAGTTCTCCACTAAGTTGGCCTCGGATGCAGCCGAGTTAAGAGACGCCACAGGTTTCTTCGGCTCGAAGAAACTAGGGTATTCACTTGAGAATCCAGAGAATCTGAAAGGCATCCCTCTTCCTGAGTTTCAGTATCTTGTTTGGCGTCGATTGAATGGCGTTCAAAAAGCCCACCCTAACGATGTCGTGGAACAGGCGATTGTTAGAGCAACTAAAGGTTATCGAGGCTATTTCGACAAGATGGTCTCAAGAGCGATCCGAACGAACCTTCTGTCGGACAAACAAAAGATTGAAAACTACTTTCCGCAAATTTGGGACACCGACGCTATCCTTGCGAATCCCCAAGGTCTGCGTGAAGCATTTGAGCAGAAGTTTGCAGCGATTAGCGATCCTAAAAAACTAGAGGAGCTTATCGATAGTCTGATAGCGAAGTTGAGTAACCGTGGAGACCTAGACATCACAGACGGTCTCCATAAAGGCGGCGAGTTCGACCTTGGAAAATCTGGGAGAATGAAGGCAAGGGATTTGTTCATTGAGGCTGATGAACTTCATCTCTTTGAGGGCTACCTGCGTAAAGACGTAGCTCTGGTGGGCAAGCAGTACGCCGATGACATGGGTGGGCGCATTGTTCTTCGAGAAATGTTTGGTGCGGTAGACCCTAAAAAGATTGAGAAAACAGAAGGGCTTGAAGGTAAAAACTTCAACGAACTAACTAAGCTCTGGGAGGAAATAAAGGAAGAGTTCGACCAACTGAAAGTCGAAGCCTCGAAAAAAGGCGAGGACGCTAGAAAATTAGAAAGAGACAAAGTTCACGTTGGTCAGGCCATTATCAATTTACGGGACAGGCTCCTTCAGGTAGATCGCAGACCTAGTGAGGAATACTGGGGTAGTGCCGCGCTCTACACGGGCCGTCTTGCCCGTCAGTGGAACTACCTGAGATGGATGGGCGGCGTCACCTTATCTTCTCAAGCTGACGTGATGACTATGAGCTTCAGCCACGGAATGGGACCCCATCTCCGTGAGACCCTCAAAAACATGGGAAGCATCGCTAAAGAAGCCGAACTGATGAAAAGCCGCGAAATGGCTTACATCTTGTTTGGAGTGGAGGGTTCCCTGTCTCAGAGCCGCACCGGGAGGTTGATGGGCATAGACGACGCGATGTACCACAAGGGTTTCGGTACTGGGGCAACCAGAAAAGTATCTGGCGCTTTCGAGGGGCTAACGAATTGGGGTGCTTCTCATATGTCGTTCCTCAATCTCATGCGTTTCTGGAACAGCCGAAACAAATTTATTAGCGGCCATGTCGTTCTTGGGAATTTACTCGATGATGCTGCCGCGATCTCTAAGGGAGCCGCGAAGTCCACCTACCAATGGCGAGAGCTTGGAATATCTGACGACGTACTAAAGAGAATCCATCAGCTGACGATGAAGCACGGCTTTGATGAGCGAAAGGGAAACCACAACTTCCGTTGGCCCGACACCGCGAAATGGGTAGATGAAGCCGGGGGGCTTGAGGCAGAACAGCTTCTACACGTCGCGCTAAACCGTGCGGTGGACCGAGCAGTAATAACCCCTGGTATTGCAGATCTTCCCATCTACCACAGTACAGCTGTGGGACAACTTCTCTTTCAGTTTCAGTCGCACGGCTTTGCAATCGTCAATAAGTTCATGCGGAACTTAGATCACGGTTGGTCTAATGGGCGTCAATTAGATGTTCTGATGTCATTAGCGTGGGGTCTTAGTGCAGGCGGGTTTATCTATTTCATCAAGGATGGTGTCGTTAAGGGGAAGATCGAAGACGACAACTGGGACCCTGAGATCGGCACGATCATCTATGAATCAATCGATAGATCAGGATTGATGACGTGGATGATGCCATACGTCAATTCGATGATGAAACTAACAGCTGGTCCACTGGCAGATGCCGGTGTTCCCATCGAAGCACCCTCAAGGTTTCAAGCGCAACGTTGGTATCAATCGTTGTTGGGACCAACCTTTGGCGGTGCATTTATAGACATCGCAGAAGACATTCTTCCGCATTTAGCAGAAGGAGAAATCGATAAAGTGTCAGACACAATGAAGCGGATGATTCCGTTTCAAAATCTATTCTGGACATCAATGTTATGGCGAAAGGCGTGGGGTGAAGACTGATGGCAAATAGTTACGTTGAGTTTACTGGTAACGGCTCAACCACCACCTACGCGATACCTTTCGGTTTCATTTCGTCTTCGCATGTGACAGCTACCGTCAATGGTGTTGCGACTGCAATCACGATTTCCAGCGGAAACGCTGTCTTCGGGTCAGCCCCGGCGAGTAGCTCAAAGATCAGAATCTCAAGAAACTCTAGCCAGACCACCCGTCTAGTTGACTACACGCAACCGAGTACGCTGACGGAAGAAGACTTAGACACGGACTCCCTCCAGGCGTTCTACATTTCCCAAGAGGCTGTAGACACCGCTAGTGATTCGATCCAGAGGGACCTGGCTGATCTCCAGTGGACCGCTGCGTCAAAGAGAATCAAAAACGTCACCAATCCGACAGCGGATCAAGACGCAGTTACTAAGCATTATCTTGAGAATACTTTCCTTTCACCGACCGACAAAACGAACCTCACTACCGTAGCTGGCATATCAGCCAACGTAAGCACCGTTGCTGGCATTGCGGCTAACGTAACTGCTGTTGCCGCCGATGCGTCAGACATCGGCACCGTCGCGGGTAAGGCTACAGAGATCGGACGTTTAGGGACGGCGGACGCTGTAGCGGACATGGCGATACTGGCGACCACGGACGTAGTGGCGGACATGAACACCCTCGCCACCGCCGATATTGTCAGTGATATGAATACCTTAGGCACTGCTGACGTAGTGGCGGACATGAACGCCTTGGCGGTGGCAGATGTCATCGCGGATATGAACACGCTAGCGGTGGCAGACGTTATCGCAGACATGAACACACTTGGGACCGCCGATGTCGTCAGCGACCTAAACACTCTCGGAACCGCTGACGCCGTTAGCGACATGAATACTCTTGCTGCGATTGCCTCTGACATCACAAGCGTTGCCGCCGACGCAACGGACATAGGAGCCGTCGCGGGTAAGGCAACTGAGATCGGAAGATTAGGGACTGCTGATGCAGTGGCCGATCTAGCGATCCTGGGTACGGCTGATGTCGTCACGGACATGAACGTTCTCGCTACTGCTGACGTGGTTTCGGACATGAACACGCTAGCCACAGCTGACATCGTTAGCGACATGAACACATTAGGCACTTCAGCGAACGTCACAAACATGGCGACAGTCGCCGCAAACATTACGGGAGTGAACTCGTTTGCGGATCGCTATCGCGTGGAGTCGAGCGACCCAGCTTCATCTCTGGATGAAGGAGACTTGGTGTTCAACACCACCTCGAATCTCCTGAAATATTACAACGGGAGCGCGTGGGTAACAGTTAGCGCACCCGATGTCACAGCCGCCGAAGCCACCGCAACGAGCGTGGCTATGGCCGTGGCCCTTGGTTAGAGGAAGGACAGCATGGCAAACACATTCAAAAACGCAAAGTTTATTAACGTGTCAAATTCCAGTGCATCTACGATTTACACCACTGGCGGTTCGACAACCACAGTGATTCTCGGTGTCCTTCTAGCAAATAAGAACGCAGCAGCGCGCACCGTGACTCTAACTTGGACTGACTCTTCAGACAGCAACAACTCGACAACTCTATTGAACGAAGTCCAAGTTCCGGGTGATTCTTCAGTCGAAGTCCTAAGCGGACAAAAATACATTTTAGAAACAGGTGATGTTCTCAAGTGTCTGGCGTCTGCTGCTAGTTCTGTAGATGTCACTATAGGGATAATGGAGATCACCTAAATGCCATTCACCTATCTTGGGGATAAGCCAGCCAGTGATACTCTGACGATTTACAAATATGTGGCTTCAGGTAGCCAAACTACTTTCACTGGCGCAGACGCAAACGGAATCACGTTGTCCTACGACGTGGGTGACGGAAGCTGTCAGGTTTTCCTTAACGGTGTGCGTCTTGATTCATCTGATGTAACGGCCACCAATGGAACATCGGTAGTTCTAGCTGCTTGCACTGCTGGGGATATCGTTCATATCCAGGCAACCAAGGGGTTTGTTTCTTCGGACTCTGTGTCGGCTTCTTCTGGCGGCACATTCTCTGGTGCCGTGACAATGGGCAGCACACTCAGTGTCCCAGACGGCTCCGCTGCCACGCCATCTTTGGCGAACACCGGAGATGCAAACACTGGTGTTTATTTTCCATCCGCCGATACCGTTGGCGTGGTTGCGGGTGGCACGGAGCTATGGAGGTTCGGATCAAATCCGCTGCCAGGGAAAAACCTTTTTCACAATTCCGATTTCGCAGTCGCACAAAGAGGGACATCCCATACCGGATTGGGGGCGGCCTTTACCTATACCTTGGATGGTTGGAAATATTTAAGCGCTGCTGGCTCCGAAACCGGTCGTTTTACTCTTACGCAATCCACCACGGTTCCTGCTGGCACCGGGCATAAACAGTCAATCAAGGTAGACGTAACAACAGCAGATGCCAGCATTGCAGCCACGCACGCTTATTATTGTGAAGCTATCGTGGAGGCCCAAAATTGCAGCCATCTTCAATATGGAGAAGCCACTGCAAAATCTCTCTGTATTAGTTTTTGGACTCGATCTAGTACAACGGGAGACTATCAATTTATGTTAGAGGCTCCAGATGGTTCTAGAGCGTATTCAACTACCTATAATATTGCATCTGCCGATACATGGGAGAAAAAGAAAATTGTCATAGCTGGAGATTCTAGCGGAACTATAAATAATGATAATGGAGCTGGCTTAATTTGCAGATTTATGCTCACGGGGGGATCGAATTTTCAAGGTGGGACACAGAACGCTTGGGCCTCAACTGCAAATAATATGTATGCAGCCGGATCAACTTTGAATTTATTTTCCAGTACGAGCAACGACTGGTACATCGCCGGGCTGCAAATCGAAGAGGGTGCAACGTTCACGGCCTACGATTTTGAAGATTACGGGACGGCGCTTGCTGCATCCCAGCGTTATTACGTCAAATGGACCACCGCTTCTGGAACTGGCATGGGGGGAGTTTGCAGGAGCACATCTGCTGGTATTGTCGGTGGTTTAAATTTTCCCGTAGCGATGAGAGCGGCACCAACAATGACTTGGGGAACCTTTACGTGCATTGATTCATCTGCCGGGGGCGTCGACGCAACGATGTCGACAAATGCAGCGGGCGCAAAAGGTGTTACCGCTTCGTTTGCGAGCGCATCTGGATTGACCGATGGAAACGGAGCGTATCTGGAGTTGAAATCTGGACAAACGCTTCAAGCATCAGCGGAGCTGTAAAATGAAATTTTTCAAACACATGGATGGTGACCGGATTAAATATTTTGCCGCAGAAAGCACCCCCAATATCAACATTCCGCCTGATCCAGACAACATGGACTATCAGCAGATGATGCAGGAAGTTGACGCTGGCACCTCTGAGATCGAAGAGGTAGAGGAATGAGCATAAATCGTTCCATCGCAGACGTGTTGCGTAACCACGCCACTATCCAAACAGCCGCCCCTGACTTTACGGATTTCGATGTTGCTACAGACAACCTGATAATCAATGGCAACCACGTGGTCCATCAAAGAGGTGCCTCGTTCACTAGCGTAGGAGCGACCGATAGTGAACGTTTAACGGATATGTGGAAAGTCCGAAGCATCTCTTCAGCTTCCGCACGTTGGACAGTTACGCGAGAAGTCGGCGGTGGGTTAAGCCGTGAAGACCCCTGGATGAAAATCGTGAATACGACTGCCGACGCCTCACCAGGGGCGGATGAGACTCAGTGGATTGTTCAGGATGTTGAAGGCAACAACATGACTTCCATCATTGCGGATGACAACACTGTCAAAGCAATGACGGTATCTCTCGACATAATTGCTCATGCAGATTCATCGAGTTCAATCTCCTTTCCCGCAAAAGTTGCTATTGGGGTGGATTTACCTCAAGGAGCTTCACGACAAATCGTCAACGATGTAACAGTTACCGCCGCCGACACATGGCAGCGGGTCTCGTTCACGCTGCCAGCGGACAGCTTCACCGGCTGGGGAGCGCTTACCACGGCTAACCTTTCACTGAATGTAGTGCTGTACGGTGGATCAAATCGCGTTTGTACCGCAAATACATGGGCTGCCATCGCTAGAGACACTGTCACCAGCAACACGTCTAATTGGGCAGATGCCACCGACAATTACATCGGATTCACAAATGTTCAAGTGAACCCCGGAACTGCAAATACGTTTAGACGTGAGTCGTACTCGTCTCAGGCGGTTAAATGCCGCCGGTACTTCTGGGCCTTTAGCGACGTTGATGTCGGGGACCTTTTGGGAATCGGCATGGCGACCAGCACCACCGCTGCGCGTATGACCATTCCCAACCCAGTGCCAATGCGAGCCGCCCCAACACTTACGGCAACAGCCGCTGATTTCAAGGCGGTGTATTCCGGGGGCAGCACTGCCTTGACCGCAATCGCAACTTACGCGACTCCTGATCCGTCGTTAGTTTGCGGCTTTTCTCTCACGACAAGTGGATCACTCACTGGAGGTGACGCAATCCAATTGCAAGGAAACGGCGCTGACAAAAAGCTGTGGTTAAGCGCAGAGCTTTAGGAGAGAGTGAAATGAAATTTGGCAACGCAGATCACACGGTCATCCAAGACGGCAACCGTTCGATTCCCGTCGATCCCATGAACTCGGATTATGCAGAAATTCTTGCATCCGGGGCGGCAATCGAAGATTACGTTGCAGAGGCCCCACATTGGAGAGACGCTCGCATCGCGGCCTACGGAAAAATTGGCGATCAGCTTGACGAGATTTACAAAGACATTGATGCCTGGAAAGACCGCATAAAAACCATCAAAGAAAAATATCCTAAGTAGATGAATAAATCCTTTGATGGAAACAATTATTGCTGACTGGTGGCCCCAGATTATGGTTCTTGCGACGATAATCGCAGCCTGGGCGGCATTTCGCTCAGAAGTCCGCCAACGTCTTTCGACTTTGGAGGAGAAGGTAAAAACTCTCTATACGCTTTGGAATAATAGCAGACAAAGATGAAGAAAATACTCGGTACGCTGGCGGTTGCCCTGCCAGCTATCGGGTTCTTTTTCTTCTTAACTACTTCTTCTGCCGCTCAACATCAGCAAGGTAAGGCGTATCCCGTATTCTGCTCGCCAGACCTCAAACATTTAGAAGCGATCATATACGACAACGGGGAAGAACTGTTGTTCTCGGGAACGTCTACGGTTGGCGTTCCCTTTCGCTTTTATGCAAACGAAGAAACGTGGACCGTTGTTTTCTTTAATGGCCCCCCGCAAGGGTGGTGTACCGGACCAGCGTTTGGTGGAGAGGTCACTGAGACACCTTTGAAGGGTCTGGGTGTTTAAACGTGAACGAAGAGGCAAAATCCGTATTGGACCTCACCTCTATAGGAATCGCCGTGTCCTCGTTAGCGTCTTGGCTTCCTCCTGCTGCTGCCTTGTTGACGGTCATTTGGACCTCGATCCGAATCTACGAAACCAAGACTATTCAGAAATGGGTACATGGAGAGAAGACCGATGATTAGCCTCACACTCTGGTCTCCCTGGAGGTCATATGATTAGCCTCGTTGGGACAGCCATAAGCGTCGTTGGACGACTAGCCGGGAATTGGCTTGAGAAGAAACAGGCGATCTCTGAGGAGAAACTGAAGATTGCGAAGGCTAAAGCTGTCGCAGAAATCGAATGGGACATCACTCAAGCACAGAGTTCTCAGGGCAGCTGGAAGGATGAATACTGGACTGTGGTCCTCAGCGTCCCCATGGTCATGTGCTTCATCCCCGACCTCGCTCCATACGTCCACCAAGGATTCACGGTCCTCAAAGAGAGTGTACCGGAGTGGTACATCGCTGCCGTTGGTGCGGCCATAGCAGCAGCGTTTGGGTATCGTGGCATCAACAAGGTCATGGGTGCCAAGAATGGCAAATAAGTCCGACGAACTCAGGGACGCCCTCGTAGAGACCCTACTGGCTGCCATCAAAGAGCAGGGCACCGAGACCCCAGCTGCCGTACTGGCAGTGGCTAGAGGGTACCTACGAGACTGCCCACCTGAAGAGACCATCCCCACCGCTGGATCAGGGTCGGGGGTGCTGAAGGAGTTCCTAGAACAACTCCCATTCGATGAAGACTCCCCAAACTGATCCTGTAGCTGCCGACTTTAGAAACTTCCTGTTCCTTATCTGGCAGCACCTAAACCTCCCAGAACCAACCCGAGTCCAGTACGAGATCGCTGGGTTTATGCAGCGAGGATTTCCAGACGACTACGACCCACTAACTGGTCGTGCGGATATCGTCAGAGCCTTCCGTGGTGTCGGCAAGAGCTACATCGCCTGTGCCTATTGTCTTTGGTGTCTCTACAGAGACCCAGTGAACGAGAAGATACTGGTCGTATCCGCTAGCTCCGTTAAGGCAAAGGAGTTCGTTGCACAGGCCAAAGGTATCCTTCTCACCTTCGACCTTCTCAAACACCTGAGGCCAAATGAGGATCAAAGAAATTCATTCGACAGGTTTGATGTCCGATCAGCGTCGCTCTCCCAATCGCCATCCCTCAAAGCGGCGGGTATCACCGGTCAAATCACAGGATCACGGGCAACAAGGATCGTTGCCGACGACATCGAGATCGAAAACAACGCG